TTATATGCTAGAAGCATATCTTCTGTTCTAAATTTTATTAGAATTCTAGACGGATATAATTTATTATTAGTTGTACCTCTTTCTTTAATTATCTCTAAAATTTCATCACCACCAGCATTCATTTGTGATCTGTCAGGGTGACTATATAATGTTGTATCGCTTTCTGGAAAAATTGAATAATATGCCATATTAATAAGTTGTTACTTGTCCTTGAATATCTATATTAGGGTATTTTATTTCAAAAATACAG